TATGGCGTTGAGACAGAGATTGAGAAAGCCTGCTTGTTTGACAAGTTGGCAGGCAAGCGACTCCGTGCAGAGGTAGTTAAAGGCAGTGCCACTCCTATTGGACTGTACCAGACTCTGTACAAATATAGTGATGCCAACAGTGTTGTAGTATTTGACGACTGTGACAGCATCTTGTTAGATGACGTTGCTCTTAACCTGCTCAAGGGTGCCTTGGACTCAGGTAAGAAGCGTGTTATCTCCTGGTTGTCAGAGAGCAGTGCCCTGCGCCGTGAAGGCATCCCAGACCGTTTTGAGTTTAAAGGCAGTGTTATCTTTATTACAAACTTGAAGTTTGACAAAATGAAGTCGCAAAAATTGCGGGACCACCTGGATGCCTTGCAGAGTCGTTGTCACTACCTGGACTTGACCTTGGACACCATGCGTGACAAGTTGTTGCGTATCAAACAGATTGCCAAAGATGGCGTGTTGTTTGCAGACTACGACTTTAACGAGTACCAGCAAGATGACATCATTGACTTTATGCATGTTAACAAAGAACGTCTGCGTGAGGTATCCTTGCGCATGGCGCTCAAGATTGCAGACTTGCGTAAGAGCTTTCCTAATAACTGGAAGCGCATGTCAGAGACAACTTGCATGAAGAGTGCCTAATTATGTATAAAATTTATGATGGTGACTTGTTCTTATTTGCTGTGGATACCCAGTATGAAGCAGACGAGCAGGAGCAACAGGGTTTTCGAGTGGTAGTTGGTTAGTCATTTTTGTTTCCTTTTTTCCTGGGAGTAGGTTGGCTCCGGCCCAGGCTTTACGGCAGGTACCCTTAAAAAAGGTGCCTGTCTTTTTGACTTTGTTACTGCACTACTGTATAATCTTAAATACTTGATATGACTTTTTGCTATTCTCCCTGGTCCAACATTGACATTAGTCCCCAAGGTGATCTCACGCCTTGTTGTAAATTTCAAATGTCCAAGTATGATGAATCGTTTAATGTACAAACGCAAACCCTAGATGAGTATTCTGGGAGTGCCTTTTTGGCAGAAGTCAAACAAGAATTTGCACAAGGACAATGGCCACGTGGCTGTGAACGATGCCGTATTGAGGAGGAGAATAACATTACCAGCAAACGGCAATTGGATTATGATCGGTGGCAGCAACATTATCAACATTATGATCTTGACACAGGCGCCTGGATCACCGCAAGCATTGCATTTGGTAATACCTGCAATCTAAAATGCATAACATGTGGTCCCCACAGTAGCAGTAAATGGCAACAAGAACACCAAAAAATACACAATGTCAACATTGGCCATGTCAAATTTTATAGAAGTGATTTTGTAGAAAAGTTTATAGAACAAGCCCCTGGGGTAATTCATTTAGACATACCAGGAGGTGAGCCATTCCTGTCAGGTGTGCGAGAACAAAAACTTTTACTGAGTCATTATATAACAACAGGACAAGCTAACAATATCAGTTTACATTATACCACCAATGCAACCTTATTCCCAGACCAGGAGTGGTGGGAAATCTGGAAGCATTTTAAGAATGTTGATATCCAACTTAGTATTGATGGTGTAGGCGACAGATATGAATACATAAGATATCCAGCTAAGTGGACAGATGTAGTTACTAATATCAATCAGTACTTAGAAAAACACAAAGACAATATTCAACTTAGTGTAAGCCATACTGTAAGTGCTTACAACATTTATTACCTTGATGAATTTTTTACATGGTGCAATGGTATTGGTTTGCCAAGACCTTGGCTAGGCCGTGTTCACAATCCCATGCATATGCGGCCCACGATATGGCCCGCGTCTATAAGAAACCACATTGTTGACCATTTGAAATCTAGCAATCATGAGGATGTACGGAACTGGGCACAATTGTTACAAAGCCAAGATGATAGCGATAAGTTTGATAAATTTAAGACTTACCAGCTACAACACGATCAATATAGAGGATTAAATTTTGCAAAAACTTTTCAAGAATTATCGGGGTTTTTGAATGACCAGTAGAAAAGACTACCCCATATACCAGGTTCTTGAGGAGAAGAGCACGTTCTTTTGTCCAGCCAAATGGACTGAGTTGTTCTTGTATCTAAATCACGGGAGTAGTAATAGTTGCCATCACCCTATTCCACATGCCATTCCTAAAGAGTTGTTGAGTAACCCTGCGGTGTTGCACAATACACCGCACAAATTAAAAATGCAACAGCTCATGCTCGACGGACACAGGCCTGACGAATGTCACATGTGTTGGCATATAGAAGATTCAGATCCTGATGCGGTTAGTGATCGCATTTTAAAAAGTCAAGATTGGAAAGACCGAATAGCAGATCTCAAAGTTGATACAGAGTATGTGCCACCATTTATTGAAGTGGTGTTTGATAACTATTGCAACTTGACCTGTAGCTATTGCGACTCAGGACAAAGCTCTTCTTGGGCTGCCAAAATACACAAACAACCGTTACCATTGACAACTGATCATCGAGAGCTGTATTCTAAAATTCACATTGATCCTGGTGCAACCAAACAAGATTATCTTGAAGCATGGTTAAAGTGGTGGCCAGCCATACGTGACCAAGTTCAAACTCTCAAAATCAGCGGCGGCGAGCCACTGATGAGCAAAAACTTTTGGAGGTTTGTTGAATCACTGGGAGTAGCACCTAACTTGGCTATTGCTATTAACAGCAACTTCTCTGTAGATAGTAAACTAGTAAAACGTTTTGCATCTTACGCACCAAACTTTCGCAGGATAACTATATCTGCCAGCATTGACGCAACTGGCAACATTGCCGAATACGCACGGCAAGGCCTAAACTATCAACAATTTTTAGATAATATACATTACTGGTGTTCAAATACATTAGACAATTGCTATCTTAAATTGCAAAGCACAGTTAATGTATTAAATGTTTGGGGACTAACAGATAAGTTTGCTCTGAATATACACATGCGACAGCTATACCCTGCCCGTGTTTTAGATTTTTATAGTACAATTGTACGAGCACCAGAGTTCCAGTCAATCTCTTTGTTGCCCAATGCCACAAAGCAAAAACTGGGCCACCAAATTCAAACTTGGATCAATGTCAATACTGAATCGTTAACTCCTGTAGAAAAAGTATTAGCAAATAAAACTGTAAGCTACCTAATGCACAACCCAGAGCCCATGCACAAGTTTGAGCAACGGCAACTAGAACTTGACTTTGTGACATTTTTAGTGTATTATAATCAAACAAGTAAATTACAATATCAAAATGTGTACCCTAAAGAATTCTTAGAATGGATAGAAACAATTGAAACAATGCACAATACAAATACGTGACGAGGTCAATGTCAAACTAGAAGGACTTGATTTGGATGTGCGTAAAAAACTGGTTAACACTTTTAAGTACGAGAATCCGGCAGCTAGATATTTGCCTGCTGTGAGATTGGGAAGATGGGATGGCAAGATCGCTTACTTTCAACTGGGTGGTAGCACTTACACTAATTTGTTGCCTGAGATTATTCCTATATTAGAGCAGTACAACTACGACATTGAACTGGATGACCAACGAGAGTACTCAACCACATTTGAGTTTGCGTTGATGCAGGAAGATACATTTTCTGACACACTATGGCCCAAAGGTCACCCACAAGAGGGTCAGCCCATTGTGTTGCGAGATTACCAAGTAGAGATCATCAACAACTACCTGCAGAACCCACAATGCATACAAGAAGTGGCCACAGGCGCAGGCAAGACTATCATGACAGCGGCACTAAGTTGGAACGTACAGCCTTATGGTCGGTCAATTGTTATTGTGCCCAACAAGAGCTTGGTAACACAAACAGAAAAGGACTATGTCAACTTGGGTCTGGATGTGGGTGTGTACTTTGGTGATCGTAAAGACTATGGCAAGACACATACCATCTGCACTTGGCAAAGTCTAAATAACTTGCTTAAAGATTCCAAAGACGGCACAGCAAAATTTACCATACAGGACTTCATGGAAGATGTTGTGTGTGTTATTGTTGACGAAGTACACATGGCCAAAGCAGATGCACTTAAAACCTTGTTAACAGGCATCATGGCTAGAGTGCCAATTCGATGGGGTTTGACAGGTACAATCCCCAAAGAGAAGTTTGAAAGTCAAGCCTTGTTGGTTGGACTTGGTCCTGTTGTTAGCAAACTGTCAGCAAGCGAACTACAGGATCGTGGTGTGCTGGCACAGTGTCACGTTAATATTGTGCAACTGGTGGATCATGTGGAATATTCAAACTATCAAAGTGAGCTTAAATATTTGCTTGAGGAATCGGGTAGATTGGATACCATGGCGGACCTTGTGCGCAGAGTCAACGAAACAGGCAACACACTTGTGCTGGTAGACAGAACAGAATGTGGTAGACAACTGGTAGAACGACTGGGTGATGGTGCTGTGTTTGTGTCCGGGGCAACAAAAGCAAAAGCGAGACAAGATGAATATGACGAAGTGGCTGACGCAACAGGCAAAATCATTGTGGCCACATATGGTGTGGCTGCTGTTGGTATTAACATTCCCCGTATTTTTAATCTGGTACTCATTGAGCCTGGTAAGAGCTTTGTTAGAGTTATTCAGTCGATTGGTCGTGGCATACGTAAAGCAGAAGATAAAGATCATGTTCAGATCTGGGACATAACATCAACCTGCAAGTTTGCCAAACGTCATTTGACCAAACGCAAACAATTCTACAAGGAAGCCAACTATCCTTTCTCAGTAGAAAAATTAGAATGGATGAAGATTAAATAAATTTGACTTCTACTACGAAATACTGTAATATACAACTATGCGAATACTAACACTTGATAACCAACACTACGACCTTGACCATTTGCCAGAAGAGGTAGATGACATGAGGTTTGCCATACTAGACAACTCTAATCCAGCAGATCCTGACTATCATTTTATTCCTTTAATCTTCTTGGAAAGTTTTAACTCGCCTGCTCTGGTGTTACGCATAGGCGATAACACAATCAAGATGCCCATGGACTGGCAAGTGTTAATTGGAGAACCAGAAATTGGTGACTTAGAAGTATTACCGCTGACCAGCATCAACGATCGTGGATTCAAAGTATTTCAATTTAATCCTCGATCCAGTTTCCGCCCCAGCTTTCCAGACATTGAAATCCTAGATGTGTATCATGAAGTATCATGGTATGCTCCTAAACTTAAAAATGGACAAATGCTGGCAGTTCCAATCACAGACGGCGACGAGCCAGACTGCGTTTACTTTGTCAAAGACATTAGTCGCAACTGCGAGATAGTTGATTACAACAAAGCATGGTAAGACACTATGGGAAGTCTCAAACCTGATGCAACTTATATATATGAACGAGTTGGGCCCACAGTGTTCAGGCGAGAATTTGGCCAAACAGACCGGGAAGTAGTGGGGTACGATTATCGCACGTCAGATGGTCGTCCACTAGTTGATCACATGAAAGAAGACAAGTTGTGGGGCAACATCAGGCGAGAGGCTCAGACTAATCCTGCTTTACAAGCCGCCCTGGACCGTGTTATAATAATCTACAACTTGAGCAAAACAAATGAGTGATAAACTAAACATTGCTAACGAAATGAAAATGTTTGACCAAAAGGTCAGAGATTTCTATGATGAGTTAACTGACGATGAGCGCAAGAAGTTTGCCCCGTTTCTCATGATACGTTGGGGATCAGCAGTAGAAGGTTCTAGAGACCTACAGGAGTTTTATGTGATTTCCACAAACGAGAGATTGAACAAAAACTTCTTTAACATCAATTCAACACGACATCGCAAACTACAGTGGCTAATGGCCACAACTGTGAGTCCAGGACTGGGCGCCATGAGACACAATTGGATTGCTCCCAAGAAAAAAGAAGCAGGTGCTGGCAGCATAAAAAAACAATTGGCAGAGCTGTTCCCACACTACAAGTCAGACGAGATTGATGTCATGGCAGCAATAACAACCAAAAAAGAACTTGATCAATACATTAGAGCACATGGCCGAGACAACAAGTAAGTTTACCTGTGAGTTCTGCAAAAAAGAGTTTGCAAGAGAAAGCTCTATTGCAGTACACATGTGCGAGCCCAAACGACGTCGTATGGAACAAAGTGAGCGTGGTGTACAACTGGGATTCCAAGCCTATATCAAGTTCTATGAAATGGCGCAAGGATCTGCAAAGCTAAAAACATTTGAAGACTTTTGTGACAGCCCTTACTACCGAGCCTTTGTAAAGTTTGGTCGTTATTGTGTAAACACACGAGCTATCAATCCTGCACAGTTTATGACTTGGTTGCTTAAAAACAACAAGAAAATTGATCATTGGTGCAGTGATAAAATCTACACAGAATATTTGTTGTTCTATTTGAAGGTAGAAGCTGTAGCAGATGCTCTAGCCCGTGCAGTGGAGTACAGCATTGACTGGCATGAGAAGACCGCGCATCCAGCACACGACTGTTTAAGATATGGCAATACCAATGCGTTATGTCATGCTGTGACAACAGGGCGTATCTCACCCTGGGTAATCTACAACTCAGCGTCGGGCCAAGAGTTTTTAAACACACTAGATACCTCACAGATCACAATGATATGGCCATATATTGACTCAGATGCTTGGCAAAAGAAATTCCATGACTACTCAGCAGACCAAGAGTATGCCAAGGAAATACTAAAACAAGCAGGATGGTAACATGATTCAAATTGACTTTCAAGGTGGAGCACACGGCAACTATCTTGAGTTTGTGTGTAATACTATGTGTGGTGTCACGGGCAATGTCTTGCCGTTTAACTCCGTAGGCGCCGCGCACTCAAAACAATATATTGATAAAAAAGTTTTTTATGCAGATCATTACTCGTATCAGGAAAAGGATCTAGGAGAAAAAGTTGTTAGCATTCAAATAACCAACAATGACTTGCTGCCGTTGTCACAGATCAGTTTGTTGCGAGCTGGCGATTATGGGTATGATAACAACAACCTTGAAGTTGATGCCTACAATAAACTCAACAATAAAAACTATCGTTGGGTATTAGATAAACTCATTGATGGATTTTTCACAGATCAAGTACAACACAGTTATAACAATGTACGAGATCCTGCGTGGCCAGACATCAAAACAATCAACGACTATAATGCGTTGCCTGCAAACATACAACACGAATGCAACACTATACACAAATTAGAACTACTTGAACTATCTGAAAACTATCCCAACTGCCCAAGATCAGTACTGAGAGAATTCTTTCAAATAGGGTTTGAACACCCAGACCAACAGGGATTTATGCATCGCCAAAACACCATGGTCGATTATGGCACACGATCAGTGTGCGTATTTCCTTTTGAGTGTTTCTACAATGCTGATCAGTTTGTGCATCAACTCAAACACATTGCATCTTGGGCAGGAATACAGTATAATCATCATGACAGGATTGCGGAAATGCATGAAGAGTTTTTAAAACGACAACCATATGCACACAGTAAAACCAGATGTGATATTATAGTGCAAAACATAATACATAACCAACCGGTTGACGACGCTAGAGATTTACTAGAAGAAGCGTACATAAACGCACAACTAAAAAAGTACGGACATGAGTGCAGATATTGACATTGACTTTGCTGACAGAGAACTGGTGTTAAAGTTGATTCGTCACACACCTGCACGACAAGAGGTGCAAGGTCAGGTGCGTCGACATAACTCAGGTGTGTATGTAACAGATATTCCGCATGATCCCATAAATGGGTGTGCAGCCATAGACTATGAACAAGCAGAACAGCGTGGCTATTTCAAGATAGACTTCTTGAACATGAATGTGTACAAGTTGGTCAAGAGTCCTGAACACTATCAAGAGATGTTGGCAGCTACTCCTCCCTGGGATCAACTATGGCAAGATACTAATTGGTCCAAACAGTTGGTTCACGTGGGCAATTATACAGACTTGCTAAAGAATATGCGCCCCACAACCATACCACAAATGGCCGCGTTTATTTCGATCATTAGACCAGGCAAATCGCATCTACAAAATCAATCCTGGAAGGATGTGTTTGCTAGTGTATGGGACGGCAACGACTCACAAGGATACACGTTTAAGAAATCGCACAGTTTGTCTTATGCAATGTTGGTTGTGTTGCATATGAATTTACTTGACAATCATTGATTTGTTCCACTCTCTTCCAAAAGCTGTGCAAGAGTCCGGTGCATTGATAAACGGAAGCATTGCGTCCCAGTAGGCATGTGCTCTTTCAGGGGCAGTTGCTCCTACTACGTTACATAGATAATAGCTACCACCGGGTTTGAATAATTCTGCATAATCAAGATCAAGTGGCAACAACGAGTCTAACTTTTTATAAAGAGACCAATGATTATCTTGTTCTCTAGGGGGCAATGGGCGATTCTTTATTGCTATGTTAATTCTGTTTTCAATGTGATTTATTGCGTATTCGTCGGTTACTAGATCAGAAATATGAAATACATTACTAACTGAATTAGGATTCTGCTGACGGTAATGATTATTGTATTCCATGCCGATGCATGCATGTACTTTAACCAATCGATCCCAATGGTATTGTACCATATCTGCCTTGTGCAAATCAATACCGGCTATGGTCAACACGTTAGAATTAACTAGCTTGGCTAATTTATTTACAGTGCTAACATCTGCAGTATTAACTCCTAGACTATCGTCTATGTGACATGTTATTGCTAGCCGTTGATTTACTGTTGGATCAATGTGCAAGTCTCCGCGCTCGATACTGTCAACCACTGCTGAAATGTCGTGCCCGACGCTGTCAATTCTACTGTAACCTATTAATGGATCAATTCTCCAATTTAGCCTAACAAAATTGTCGCACAGCCCAAGCCACCCGCTGGCAAAATCCTTCCTTGCTCCGGCTGCTCCAACAATTAAAATAATTTTACCAACGCTTAAATTGTCCAAGGGATTCATATTAGTCTAATCTTCTAACTAATGTTATACTCTTTCTTTTGGTTTTCTTGCGGGCTATGTCCAACAGGCTACAAGCAGGCCCGTGTATGATGTCTAGATCCTTGTTGACAAATGTTCGTAGAGTGTAACGGAATTGGTCCCAATCTCCACGTAGGAATATGTTTATAGGCACACTACGGTTGCTTTCCCACCACCAGGTGCTGGCCAACTCTAAAAACTTTAGTTTATCCCCTTGCACAAGCACACTACCAAAGTCGTAGATGGTTGTAACAGCGTCATCCCTGTTTTGTACTACCCCAACATATTCCGTGTTGGCATACACGCAAAGCGTAACAAACGGATACTTCTCCGTTAGTTTTTCAAAAATATTATTACCCATAAATACTGTTTCGAGGATCCTATGTATTCAACCACCGTTTACTTATACCAACAAATCGTCCAGGTACTTTTGATAGACACCAGTGGCGGATACTTTACAGCGAGGTACGACCCAGTGTACGCAAAACAATTAACCGTTAACAAAGGTGTAGATAATGTTCTACTCTTTGAATTTATCAATCAAGACCAAAAACCTGTAAATGTCACAGGCAGCACATTTGTGTTTCGCATGATCAGCCAAAATGGCGATGAATTACTGCTCAGTAAAGAGATGGAAATACTCAGTGCCTCAACTGGCAGAGTCAAGGTGGTGCTAACAGGCGAGGACACGATTGATTTGATAGCACAGCCTGCCAGCTACAGTATTCAACGCACATCGGGCAACTATGTGCAAGCTGTTTACACAGACGCAAATAGTCAAGCACGAGCAGACTGTAACATTGTAGACAGCATACTACCACAATTCCAAGACAGTGCCAACTTGACTATTCCCACTATTTACGGTCCCATGAGTTGGCCACAGAATCCTCCCAGCGGCTGGCCTGATTGGGCACTGAACCCACAGCCTATTAACTACACTCAAACTACTGAATTTTATTCCAGCCAGATTCCCACAGTGGGTTCTAGCCTGACCACAGTCAAAATGGATCTAACACATTTTACAGGCACAATCAAAGCACAAGGCGCTCAGGACTACGAAGCACCTTGGTATGATGTAACCACATCTACATCGTATCTAAATGCCACAGAAACCATTTATCTCAACATTGTGGGATTTCATCCGCTAATCCGTGTGGCGTTTAATCAAAGCCAAGGATATGGTGCCACCGCCACCGCCACAGTGGTGAATGGTGTGGTCACAGGAATCACAGTGAACAATCCTGGCTACTATTATGTTGCTCCTCCAAATGTGTTGATTGTGGGCAACGGCGCAGGAGCCAAGGCCACAGCCACACTAGGTGCTGATGGAGGCTGCGGCCCTATCACAGTAACCGATGGTGGGTCTGGATACTTGCCAATTACATTTGGTAATCCTGTCTACGCCAGTGTTGTCATAAACAATGGCACTATTACCAATTTGATGTATCGTTGATTGCTTTCTGTCCGTGAATCTGTTATACTATACAGATGCTAGACATTGTCTCCTACTTACCCAGCAAACGCAAACACACTCCATCAGGATGGATTAGTTTCAATGCGGTTTGCTGTGGCCATAATGGCAACAACATAGACAAAAGACAACGTGGTGGACTCAAGGCCACTGAACAAGGTTGGAGTTATCACTGCTTCAACTGTGGATACACCGCTAGTTTTATCCTTGGCCGCTCAGTGAGCTTTAAGGCCCGTAGGCTCTTGAACTGGCTTGGTGTACCCGATGCTGAAATTGATTATCTCAATTTAGAAAGCCTACGCCATAGAAGCATCAATGGCATATTAGAAGATCGGCAAAAGATATTCAACACACTAAGCGCAGTTGAGTTTGAAGAACGTGACCTGCCACCATATGCTGAACTGCTGACAGATGAAGGTGACTACAGAGACTACGTGCGTTCAAGGAAGGTTCCAGAAGACTTTCCTGTCATGGTGCAGATACAAAACGATGGCATCCACTGGACCAGGCCACATGTGATAATTCCATTTACCCATAATGACCAGATTGTGGGTTATACATGTAGATTTCTTGACAACAAAACGCCTAAGTACATATCCGACAGCCAACCTAACTATGTGTTTGGCACAGATCTACAAAACCCCGCCTGGGACCATGCGTTAGTAATGGAAGGTATCTTTGATGCACTCAGCATTGGAGGCCTTGCTGTGATGCACAACACCATCAGCGATGGACAGGCTAGACTCATACGCAGTCTAGGAAAACAAATAACAGTAGTGCCAGACCAAGATGTGGCTGGCCTAGAACTAATTGATCGTGCTGTAGAACTAGGATGGGCTGTGAGCATACCCAACTGGCCTGCGCACGTTAAAGACGTAAACGATGCTGTGGTAGAGTTGGGCCGACTTGGTACCTTGCTGACTATAATGCAAGCAAGAGAAACAAACAAGTACAAAATTGAAATAAGGAAGAAACAACTTGCAAAAAGATTACGGAATTGATTTCCAAAAAACATTTTTAGAGATGATGTTAGATGATGCACAACTATATGTGCGTGTTTTAAACATTTATAATCCGGCCAACTTTGATAAAAGTATTAGACCAGCGGCTGGGTTTATCAAAGACTATTGGGACAAATATAATGCATTGCCTGCTCACTCACAAATTTTTGTAGAAACAGGAATCAAAATTAATCCATTAGATCCAGCACTTCAAGGCAGTCAACATAATAATTGGTTTCTGGAGGAGTTTGAAGGCTTTACTAAAAAAGAAGAACTATCTAGAGCTATTTTAAAATCGTACGACTTATTGGAAAAAGGTGAGTTCAATCCAGTAGAGAAACTGATCAAGGACGCAGTACAAATATCGCTGACCAAGGACTTGGGTACTGACTACTTCGCCAACATCAATGAACGTGTTCCAGCACAGTTTGATAATGGTTATAAGATCAGTACAGGCTGGCCCAGGTTAGATCATATATTGTATGGTGGATTTGGTCGTGGTGAACTAAACATCTTTGCAGGCGGATCAGGATCTGGCAAGTCGCTAGTTATGATGAATATTGCAATTAATTGGTTACAATCAAAACTTAACGGTGTGTATATTAGTTTAGAATTAAGTGAAGGATTAGTTGGGTTGCGCACAGATGCTATGATTTGCAACATGAGTACCAAAGAGATTAGGTCTAACATTGACACCGCAGTAATGAAATTAAATGCCATTAAGAAAAACTTTGGACAATATCGCATCAAGGCATTACCAGCCCAAAGCAATGTCAATGACATACGTGCTTACATTAGAGAAATGGAAGTACAAACTGGCGTCAAAGTTGATTTTGTCATGGTGGACTATCTGGACTTGTTAATGCCAGTAAGTGCAAAAGTTAGCCCAAATGATTTGTTTGTCAAGGACAAATACGTGAGTGAGGAGTTGCGTAATTTAGCAGATGAATTAAACGTATTATTTGTTACAGCATCACAGTTAAATCGTAGTGCGGTGGACGAAGTTGAATTTGACCACTCACATATTTCAGGTGGCATTAGTAAGATTAATACTGCGGACAATGTGTTTGGTATCTTTACGAGTCGTGCAATGAAAGAGCGTGGCAAGTATCAAATACAGTGTATGAAAAATCGTAGTGGATCAGGTACTGGGAAAAAAGTTGATCTAGAGTACAACATTGAAACCATGCGTATTACAGACGAAGGCGGCGATGAAGGCACAGGCTATAACAAGCCGCAGAGTTCGTTGATGGATTCAATCAAAGCTCGCAGTCAAATCAAAGTTGCTGACACTGAATCAACCGGCAGTACATCTACCAAATGGGAAAAGCCTACAGGAACACATGCTTGGGATTATCAATCAGGGGGTAAAGAATTAAAACCTGAGGCAGCAGAAAAAGTCACAGCCGACGTACAAAGTGCCAAGCTCAAACAGTTGTTGGGAAAGATTAAAACTGGCTAATGTACACATTTGACCAAATACGTCATGTACATTTGGAAATTTCTAGTAGGTGCAATGCCAATTGTCCATTGTGCCCTAGAAGTTTCTATGGTTATCCTCACAACAATGGCTACATTGAACGGGACCTAACACTACAAGATGTACACCGCATCTTTCAGCCTGAGTTTATTCAGCAATTAGACGAACTGTACATCAACGGCAACTTTGGCGATGCTGTAATGAATTCTGAGACCATTGATATCATTGAATACTTTCAATCACATTCATCACGCATACACGTAGGCATCAGTACCAATGGCGGAGCAAGAAGCGCAGACTTTTGGCGCAGGCTTGCTGAACTCAATGTCAGTGTGTTTTTCTGTATAGATGGCCTGGAAGACACACATCACTTGTACAGGCAAAACACAGTGTATGCCACGGTAATTAAAAATGCTAGAACATTCATTGATGCAGGAGGACATGCCACCTGGCGCATGATTGACTTTGATCACAATTGCCATCAACAGGCCACAGCACGTGAGCTCAGTGAAAGCCTGGGATTCAAAAGATTTCAACTCATGGACTACGGTAGAAATTCTAGTCCTGTGTTTGACAAACAAAAACAGCTCACACACTGGATAGGGCAACCACCTGCCTGGTACACTAACTTTGATGACATGATGTTGAGAAGAATCACTGTGCCTACTAAATTTGAAGAAATAAAACAAGAACAAACACCGAAGCCTATCACATGCGAAGTTGAAAAGAAAAAGTCAATCTATGTGGCCAGTACTGGAGATGTATATCCGTGTTGTTATCTTGGATTTGAACCCAAGACATTTGGACGCGGTGCCTGGCATGAACCTGCTAATGCACAATTTGCACACATGATTCACAGAAACAATGCCATAGAGCACAGCTTGGAGGAATGTATGGCTTGGTTTGAAGAAATTGAACGAACCTGGGCGATCCCTGAGTTTGATCAAGGACGCCTGATTATATGCAACAGTCAGTGTGGGAACTGTGGATCGTCTTCGGGCAAGTCAGCTGTGTAGATAGTTAGGCCTAACAACCCACTGTATCGTACTTGATCAGTACGGTTCCACCCTTCGTGCCAGGTGTCATAGTTGTTCATGTGCCACCATCCATCTCCGAATGCAGTTGTAATGCGTGTGGGATTACTGCGATTTTGATCAGTGTAAAAATAAGAACTTAGATCTGGAGTGTCGTGATCACTAAAGTAAACCATGCCTGTGGCAATCAACTGACGATAATCTGTGTGTATGTCATTCACAAACCCTGGCATGTCTTTGGTAAACTCAATGTGCGTTCTTGATCGACGACACATTTCGTCTGCACTCATGCCCCAGGTAACATCAATACCGTGATACTCTTGATACATCCAGTCAATGGCCTGCCGCTTGAATTCAACACTGCCAAAGTATCTACTGACGGCCGTAAGTGCTTGATGTTTCCACTGTGGCCGCAGACACTTGTAGCGTGTGTTAGGCCAGGGGTTGTGCCCCACAGGAGCAACTTCTCCATGCGGCACCCAGTCTTCACTATCAAGTTCCTGGATAATCTGCGCTCGCTCAAATGGTAACTCTAGTTTTAGTTCGCTTACAAAACGTCGAATGCCAATGAATTTAGTGTTGAGGGTAGTTTCCATATACATATTTACAACATGAATCAAGAGTCAACATTATATTGCGCCTGGGCAGATTCAGGCATTGCACTGCACAATTCAGGTAGGTGCTTGCTGTGCTGCCACAGCCAAACATATCTACAGGACAACAATCAACAAGACTTATACCTTGACGTCAATACATTGCAGGATGCTTGGACTAGTCCCACCAGACAACAGATACAAGCTGATCTTTCAGCCGGCGTTCAACATCCTAACTGTAGTGCTTGCTGGGCAGAAGAAAATGCAGGTCGTAGCAGTCGCAGACTTGTGGCCAATCAACAGTTTGCTGACCTACCCGCAAACCCGCCACGTCCGCACTTGGTTGATCTCAAACCGGGCAACACCTGTAATCTAGCCTGTAGAACCTGTTGGCCCGAAGTATCAAGCAAATGGTATAGAGATTACTGGGAACTGGAAGCACACAAGCAAGAACCTGACTACAAAAAATATCTGGCCAGTTGGGGCAGGATCAAAAGCAGTTATGAACCTGAAAACACCCGCCTGTGGAATGACCTGGAAGAATGGTTGACTGATGTCAAGTACTATGACATATATGGTGCTGAGCCCATGTTGTTGAGCAGTGTTTTTGATATCTTGCAACAAGCAGTGGATAAAAATCTAGCCAGTAAACAAAGTCTGCATATCAATACCAATGGCACCATTTGGAATCCCAAGTACATTGATATACTAACCCAATTCAAACATGTTGCATTGGATATCAGCATAGATGGCATTGGGCCGCATTTTGATTACATACGCTACGGGGAAACTTGGAGCACAGTGGAAAAGAACCTGGATAGATATCAGGAACTGGTGCGACAACACTCTAATATCAACATGTGCGTGTGTGTCACTGTATGTGCCTACAACATCTTGTATCTTGGGGAGATTGAACAGTATTTTAAAACCCGTGGCATAGGCTACTTCTTTAACATGGTGCACCATCCACAGCATATCAATGTACGTGTGTTGCCTGATGAAGTTAAACAACATGTTAGAACACACCTGGCCGGAACAGGACATCAAGTTGCCAGCATACTTGACTTCATGGACATGCCCTTGGACAATCAGTCTGAACTATGGGCTAAGTTTTGGAGCACAACAAAAAAGCTAGACCTGTTGCGCAAACAAGATCTAGCTGAGACGTTTCCTAAATTGTGGGAACTAATTAAGCCGCTACAGCCTTAATTACTACAAAGTTTAATACCAATGCCTGGCTAAGTGTTCCTGCACTTAGATTACTGATACTAATCTGGCAACTGCCCGCAGCCACAGCATCAACTTGTACATTGTAGGCCCCAGCAGTGGCGCCAGACGCAATACATACGTACACTACATCTGTGGCAGCAATTGTAGAATTAGTTAACGTAAAAGATGTTTCAGCAGCAGCACCCAATGCCGAGGCTGTGGTAGTAATCTGACCACTAGGCTTGTTTAAAGTAACTCCGTAAGTCTTGCTGTTTACAGTGTAAGTAAGTCCAGATGGAGTACCTGCTGTGGTAGTTATTGCACCGCCACCTAGACTGGCAGACAGAGTAAATGTTGTTGATCCATTGGTGGCAATAACATAGTAAGTGGTAGGATTTGCATATCCACTGATAGAACCTGAGCCGCCGTAGGTTCCGCTAATTGTAAGAGTATCTCCAACTACTAAAGTTTTAGCAGCCGCACTGCATGTAAATGTGCCGCCTGTGCCTGAAATTACTACACCACCTAATGTTATTGCAGACTGAGTAACTGTGCCACCTGATCCAGTACTGTACCCAATGTAATTTCCAGCAGATGCCAGTAAAGGACGATTTAAATCCACCACAGTGATTGTGGTACCACCGTCCACTGTACTAAATTCAAACTCATAATAACCTGTGGCACCAAATGTGATTATGTTGGCAGCATAGCCCTGAATACCTGCAACACCTTGAGTTGCGGCTGCCGGCAATGTCACAGTGTACGCAGTATTGGTTATGTAAATTCTCAATCTTACTAAGCCGTAGCTGCCACTGGCTGGCCATTTAGTAAAACTCAAACTCACACTGCCAGTTGATGGTGACAGACTTTGATAATGCCCTGTGGTATAATCCACGGCGACTGGCCCCGAAGTGGTCGTAATGCTCACTGCAGTTGCGCTAAAATCTTGTATCTTGGCAGCATAAAGCAGTGCATCATTCATGTTGTTGTCCAGCGTGGTGCCAGTGAGTGCTGCCTTTAATACTGCCTTGGTTTGTAAATCTGTTATTT